GAAGTGGGCAGCAAGGTGTACGGCGATGGACAGACGGTTGCGACTGTTGGGGCAAGGCATGAATACGGCGCGGGCGTTCCACGGCGGTCATTTTTGCGTACGCCGTTTACGGCCAAGCGAAATGAACTGTCTACAGCCATTGCCAAACAGTTTGAAGATGTATTCCAGCGCGGCAAGAAAGCAGAGCAGGCGCTAGGCTTGATTGGAACGGTTGCCGTTAATATCAGCAAGGGCGCATTTACAACGCGGGGCTATGGTGAGTGGCCGGACATTACGCAAGCGACTAAAGACGCTAAGGGTAGCAGCCAGGTGCTGATAGACACAGGCATCTTGCGCGGCTCAATCACTCATGTGGTGCGCGGCTTATGAGTAACATCGTTGATGTGTCCGACGCCCTCACAGACTGGGAGCGGCCAACGATTATCAAGACCGTAACCGAGTCTACCGTAGACTTTGAGCCCGTCACCGTCGTTACAGGGCGATCACAACTATGCGTTGTGCAGGTGGCAGACAAAGAAAAGATCAACCCCGGCACTATTGATTGGTCGCTTGAGTACATCATGGTTCACAGCCGCTCGGGTATCGAGATTGACGACCTGATAGAGCATGACGGGCGCGACTATAAGGTGACTGACCGAGGGCCATGGCGCGGCTATGGTTATGTTGAGGTTGTTGCGGCTGAAACCAAGCGGCCATTGGTGGTGGCCACATGAACGAATCACTACGCTTAACGGCCCTATTCGTGCGCGACCTGCTAGGCTACAACGAGCAGCTAATCCGCATCGGTCGGCAGAACTACGACATTGACGATTTCACCATTGGGTATATCGGCGTTGACTCACTAGGCGCGGCACAACGGCTGGCGAGCGGTGAGAAATACGACGGCAACACAGAGCGCATGAGCTTCCAGCAACAGTGGCAGGCACCGGTTACGCTATCATTCTACGGCGCGGCGGCATGGTCTACGGCCACTCGGTTTGCGCTCCTGGTGCAGTCTCAGGCATCACGAGAGCTACAAGAGGCGTTGGGCCTTGGGGTATATCAGGCATCGGGCCTAACTGACGTTAAGATGCTCACAAGCCAGCAGTATGGCGAGCGGCAAGAGCTAACCCTCAATGTCAGGTACGCTACGGCAGCAGATATTGATACACTACGCATAGACACCGCACAAATCGAATTACGAACTGAAATCGGCCTGGAGCTTGAGCCATGAGTGTGAGCATTAATAACGTCGTCAACGTCACCCTGCTGCAAAGCGGCGCATTGGCAATGGCAGACAACCCGAACGTGGTCACAATGCTGACCAGCGAGCAACAAGGCCCGTTGTCATCCGCGAGCCGCTACCGGATCTATTCCGACTCGGGCAGCGTTGCAACTGACTTCGGGACAGCGAGCAAAGCGTACGATTTCGCGCTTTCATTCTTTGGCACGTCACCCAACGCCACCAACGCGGGTGGCTTCCTGGTCATCGGCTATTGGCGCGGTTCAGAAGAAACCCTGCTGGCAACATCGGCAAGCCTAAACGGCGCACAGCTATCTGAGGCATCCGTAGTCGGCGGCCTGCAACAGGTAGCAGACGGAACCCTAACCGTGGACGTGGACGGCGTGCCCGAAGCGCTGACCGGTCTGGACTTCCAGAGCGCAACCACGCTGGCGGCGATTGTGGACGTTATCGACGCAGAGCTGACCGGCGCAACCGCGTCAATCAGTGATCAGCGTGTTGTGATTACAAGCGACACCAGCGGCGCATCCAGCACCGTCACGTTCGCAAGCGACCCAGGCACCGGAACATTCATCGGCCAGACCTTGGCGCTGACTACCGGTTCCGGCGGCTTCCTGACTCAAGGCGCGGCGGCTGAAACGCTAACCGCTGAAACCAAGCTGGCGGCAATCACTGAGCTGTTCGCCCAGGTGAAGTTCCGTGGCGCTATGTTCATCGACAACCCAACAGATCAAGAGTCCAAGACCTTGGCAGAGTGGGGCCAAGCTAACGACGTGCTGCAATATGATGTGTTCAACAGCCCTGCAAACTTCTTGGTTGACCCGTCTAACATCGTGTGGGACATCAAGCTGTCCAGCCTGACGAACTACCGGATGCTGTACAGCAAGGCAGGCAACCGCAAGCTGGCGGCGTCGTACATGGCGCGGGCTCACACGGTTAACTTTGCGGCTGAAAACTCGGCGCTTACCATGCACCTTAAAGAGCTGTCAGTCGCGGCAGAGGAATACACACAGACTCAGGTTAACCAAGCGCAGACTGTTGGCCTAGACCTGTACACGACCATTAAATTAACGCCTGCAATTTTGACCAGTGGCGCTAACAACTTTACCGACGAACGTTACAACCTGATTGCGTATGTGGATTTCTTGCAAATCGACATGTACAACCTGCTCAAACAAACCAGCACCAAGATCCCGCAGACCACGCGCGGCGTGAACCAGTTGATTGACCAAGCAGAGAAGACCACCATCCAGTTCGTGCGTGCGGGTGTGTTCGCGCCTGGCACATGGTCAAGCCCTGACACATTTGGCGACCTAGACACGTTCCGTCGCGGCATTAGCAACAACGGCTTTTACTGGCTGGCAGGATCACTTGCAGCGCAGGCCCAGAACTCACGCGAGGCCCGACAGTCTCCTGTACTACAGGGCGCGGTTAAGTTGGCCGGCGCTATTCATTCCGTAGACATCATCGTCAACGTAAACCGTTAAGGAGCACGCATCATGGCAGGCATTGCATTAGCAGTAGACAGCACAACCGTTGTCCTTAACGGCACGGCCATTCTTGACCTGGTAGAAGGCGACTACGTTGTCATCACTCCGGCCAACCCGGCAACCTCGCACATCAACAGCATCAACGGCGGCGTGAACGTCAACGAGCGCAGCGACCGTGGCGTTCATGACTTGACGTTGCGCGTCCAGCGCTTCAGCGAGTCAGACGCATTCATGAACAACCTGCTGCGCCAGTCGCCACCGGTACTGGTCAACGGCAGCGTGAAGGAGAGCTTCAGCCGTGACGGCACTGGCGGCGTTGAGTCCTGGATTCTGGAGAACGGCAGCGTTACCACGCAGCCCACTTCAACCAAGTCCAGCACCGACGGCAACGCTTTGCAGGAATACGTGTTGCGATTCAGGAATGCTTCGCGGAACCTGTAACAGAGTCGGATTTGAGGCCCTGCCAATTGGTGGGGTTTTTTGTGTCTAGGGTGTTGCAATGCTGCGAGTGTGTGTTATTATTAAGTCATAGAGAGACACCAACCACACGAAAGGAATAAGCATGAGCAAGGTACTAGACAATCATCACAGCGCCGCATTAGTTGCAGGAATCCGGGAAGACGCAAACCACCACATGGAGTCAGTAGCTGGGGGAATTGCAGGGCCAAACGGGTATCTTTTCCAAGAAATAGTTGACGCCGTTTACCAAGGCGTAAAAGACGCTGTAAGCGAGCATCTTGATAAAGGCGGGAAGCTATGACCCAAGCAACCCCAGTCTGGGAGTACATAGCCACAAAGCACGAGCGCAACGTAACATGGGCGGCGTCAGCGTTAGGTGTTGACAGATCTACGCTGCACAGGGTTATGAACTCCGGGTACGTTATTAACGGCAAGCTTTACACAATCAAGAGGAAGGCATCATGAAAGGTTTACAGATTCCAGAGCGTTTTACGGGTAAGGTTTACGTGTGTATTTACGGCAATCCCGCCGATTGCCTTTATGGCCACATAACGGTTTCTGAAAAAAAGCCTAACGGAGAATATGGGGAAATAATTATTGGCCAAGTAGATGTCGATATTCCCCTTGACCAAACCGGCACACTAGATAAGCAAGTCGAACAGCTCAGATCATCAAAGCGCAAAATCATTGACGAGGCCAGCGCTAAAGCTGGGCAGATTGATGAGGCCATTGAGAGCCTGTTGGCCATTGAGTACAGCGGAGATCAATCATGAAAGCATACCAAGTAATCCCAGGCATCATCGGCGGCGTAGCAGGTTACGCCGTCCTCAAGTTCGGCACGGATGACGGCACGGCCATGGCCCTGCTGGGCTTTGCCATTGCGTTCGCAATTTGCTGTCACATCGGCCAGGCTGTAACCTTACGGGCTGTTATTGCCGGCCTGATAGCGGTGCCGGCTGGCGTGTTTTCTATTGGCTTGCTACACATGGACATGGCCGGTTATGAGAATGGGGCTGTTATAATGGGCGGGCTGGTGTTTCTATTTGCCAGCGGCTCTTACCAAGTGGGCAAGAAGTGCAAGCCCGCAACACCTAAAATCACACAAGGACAATCGTAATGACCGAACAAAACACAGCACTAGCCATGGTGAAGGCAGTCCATGACGATCAGGAGGCCACATTGCCGAGTGGTCGCGCCTACCAGCTAACAAAGATGACACACAACCAGCGGCGGCGTGTGTTCGCCTTCTTCACAAAACGCCAGGATGAGATTCAGGCCGGTGACTTCTCGTTTCTGGATAGTGCCGACTTCGAGCCTGTGGAGAAGGTCATCATGGAAACTGTGCTGTTTGAAGGCGGTCAGTTGAGCAAGTCGCCTGAGCATTGGGAAGACTACCCAGAGGATTACGTGGCCTTTATTGTGACTATGCTGGGCGCAATATCGTTCCCTTTTTTGAAAGGGAACCTTGGCGGCTAACAGTTCCGACTCCACTGTCTGAACCCAACATCGTTAAGCGTACAAACCTAAGCAACCAGGCAATGATAGAGCACGCTCTGGTGCGACATGGTTACGGTACGCTTGATGAAATAAGACAGATGGACACCCGGGATTTTCTTGACGCGATAGAGTACCAGGAAATCGCATCAGCCATTGAGCAGTACCATGTAAACGAAGCGCAGCGGGCACGGTGACACGGCCCGCTGTCGTGCTATACTTGGCCGAAATGTAATCAGCATGGGCGCACAGCATGGCCGAAGTAACAGAACTCATCACCCGCTTCAGTTTTTCCGGCTCAACCGGGCCATTGGAAGACTACAACGGCAGCCTTGGCAAAAGCATCGGCCTGCTAGCAGGCATGGGCGCGGCGTTAGGTGTTGCTGTTCTTGGTGTTGGCAAGTGGGTGACGGGTATAAGCCAGTCTCTACAGCCGCTTATAGACCTTAACGCACAGACCGGCGTATCTGTCGAGAGGATCCAAGAGCTATCATTCATTGCTGAGCAATCCAGCTCATCAACCGAGGCTCTGTACTCGTCTATCAGCGGGCTTGGCGCAAAGATAGGCGAGGCCGCACAGAAAGGCAGCGAGGATTTTTCACGCCTGGGGGTGAGTGTCAGGAATGCCAACGGGAGCGTTAAAGATACAGATGTTGTTTTGTCCGAGGTGGGCAGTCGCTTTAAGCAGCTTGGTTTGTCAATGAACGAGCAACAGGGCTTTGCCGAAGCGCTCGGCATAGACCCTAGCCTGTTAAGCATGATGAACAAGACCGGCGAAGAGATGGCAACCCTTCGGGGGGAGGCGCAGCGCTTAGGTGTTCTGACCGCTGACCAGGTGAAGAGTGCGCAGGATTATAACAACGCGCTGGGCAAGCTTGGGTTTGGCATGGAATCGGTCAAGCGGTTTATTGCCGTTGGCCTTGCGCCTGAGTTGACGGAGATGGCCAAAGACTTTACCGACCTGCTGGCGGCTAACAAAGACTGGATCATTAACGGTATCAAAGCGACTGTGGGCGTACTGCGGGACATGGTTGACGCCCTCATAAGGGTTGCGCCCTTTATAGCAGCAGTAGGTGCAGCTTTCTTGCTGGCCAAGGTTTATACGCTCGGTTTTGCAGGCTCACTGGCGCTTGTTTTTTCGCCCGCCATTCTAATTGCTGCGGGAATTGCCGCCGTTCTAGTTGTATTAGATGATTTGATTGTGGCTTTTCAGGGCGGCAAGTCAATCATTCGTGATTTCTTTATGGAGTTTCTTGGTTTTGATATAAAGCCAGTTCTTGAGGGCATCGTGAAAGTTTTTAATGATGTGGTTGGTACAATATTTGACGGTGCCAAGATTATATTTGACGCCATTGAGCCAATGGTCCCGCTGTTAGCAGTCATTGGGTCTGCTTTTGTTGTCGCCGCTATTGGCCCCGCGATCTTTGCCGGTTCCATGGCGCTTATAGCGTCACCAGTAACCGCTATAGTCGTTGGCATAGCGGGGATAGTTTGGGCGGTTGGCGATCTATCAAAAGCCCTGAGCGGTGGACAGTCTGTTATCCGTGATTTCTTTTTAGAGTTCTTTGGGTTTGATATAAAGCCCCTCCTAGAGGAAATAGTGGAAGGCTTTAAAGAGGTAGTCGAAACCCTGAAAAACTTTGGCGTCGGGATCTTTGAAAGCTGGACGAGCATATTCTCAGGCATAGGAGATATTTTATCCGGCAACTTTAGCGAAGGGTTTGACAAGATAGGCGAAGGGTTTTCGACTATGGTTGACACATGGGGGGAGCTTTTCAGAAATGTATTCGGCGGGATATTTGATTGGGCTAAAAATGCGGCTTTAGACATACTGCCGGACTGGGCCGTAAATATAATTGGCGGCGCGGGAGATGCGGCCAGTGGTGCCGCGTCAGCTGTTGGAGACCTTGCTAGTGACGCGGGTGGCTTTATTAGTGGCCTCTTTAATGGCGGCGAAAGCGATATGCCAATGGCTCAGCCGTCTCAAGCCATGCAGCCAGGCGGAGGGCGCGGCAATACCGTCGGGCAGTACAGCGCAGTAGAGCAGATCGTAAACATGGAAATCCGCACATCAGATCCAGAAAAAGCAGGCAAGGCGGCGTCTGACGGATTGCAGCGCCACCTTGAGGATGTTCGGAACCAGACTCGCGGCAGGGGGGGTAGTTAATGAGCATTCGGGATTACCTAAGCAGTCAGTTCGGTAGCGATGAGCAAGAGGCCGTGGGCATTGGCGGATTCACCACAGCTGCCAGGGTCAGTGAGCGTGTGAGCCGTAGCGCTTCTGTGCCGACTACCTTTCTTGAAGACGGCAGTCACATCAATGACCACATCATCCGCAACCCACTGACCTTGAGCATTGAGGGCAATGTGTCGGATTCTTTTTTCATGCCCAGCCCCGCTATAGCCGCACTGCAAGCGGCGCAAGCGCAGGCCGGAAGCATTAGCCAGTACGCGCCGGCAAGGACTCAAGCACAGTTGAGCAAGGTATCAGGGCTTGCTAACGACTTCATAAGCGCAGTGGATAAAGTGGATAACTTTCTTGAGAGTAGCAACCGCGTGGCCAGTTACCTGGGGCTGCAAGACGATACGGCGAAAAGTAATATTGAGGATTTCATTGATACGATGGAATCATTGCAGGAAGGCCAGCAGCTCATCAGCATTGATATGCCATTCCGCACATACGACCAGATGTATATCACCTCGCTTGAGATTACGCGAACAAACCAAACCAACTCGCTAGACTTCACGATGGAGCTTCAGCAGTTCCGCTTTGCAGATACCATCTTTGTAGAAATATCGGCGGCATCCAACCCCTCAAGCGCTACCAACGGACAAACGGAAGGGGCCAAAGATAAGGGCGTGCAGGAAGGCGAGGAAGTTACAGAGTCGTTATTAAGCTCAACACTTCAAAGATTCGGGGGCTAAAATGAAACGCCTACAAAACCTGACAGCCGAGCCAATCCAGCGCCACACGATCTTGTTCGAGAAAGACGAGATCACATTCGTGTTGCGATTCTACCCGCGAACGCAGGTATGGTTATTCGATGTGGAGTTTGGCGACAAGCAAGTGTATGGCCTGAAGTTATCCGTAGGCGTGCTGCACATGCTGAGCCAGAACCAGCCGTTTGATTTTATTTGCGTGGACAAGAGCGGCAACGGGATTGATCCATTCACTCGGACAGACTTCAGCGGCGGGCGGTGCGAAATCTATTTGCTCGGGGCTGCGGATATGGTGCAGATTCGGGGCGTGGAGGTGCAGTTTTAGGTGTAGCATCGCGGTGTATCCGGTAACAATTAGCAGCAATAAACAATTAAGCCCCCAAGTGTTGACACAAGGGGGCTTTTGCTTTAATCTGGCTTTGCGTTGTGAGAGGCGCTAACTTAAATCAGATTGAGGTAGGTATTATGCAATTTAAAGTTATGCAAGTCACGCCAAAAATTGCTGCATCTTGGTTAGACAACAATGGAATGAACAGAAAGATAAGCAAGGCTCACACGTCAAAGTTAGCCGACGTTATGAATCGCGGGAAGTGGGTTCTAAACGGGCAGAGCATTAGCTTTGACGAAAACGGGCGGCTACTAGATGGGCAGCACCGATTATCGGCAGTTGTGATGTCTGGCAAAACTGTACAGATGACAATCGCCCTGGGGGTATCAGATCCAGAGGCGTTTAAATCCTATGACGGGGTTGCCCTAAAACGAGGCGCTCACCAGGTTGCTGCAATGATGGGCGTGAGCAACTCTAACCGAGTCGCCGCTATTGCAAGAATCATTATAGCGTGGGAGGAGTCGGCAACAACGGAAGAATTTTCTAGAAATCTAAGGCACGGGGCAACATCATCGGCACCGGACGAGGTGGCCGAAAAAGCCTGCGAAATACAAGACGAAGCTGAAGCAGCCGACAGCATGGCTAATTGCTCAGCAGTGCAGCGTTCAGGATCAAGAGCGACAGTGATCTCTATGATTGTTATCTTTGCGCGGATAGATCCAGTTTCTACCGCATCATTTTGCCATAAGCTAAAAAGCGGATTATTTACTTCAGACAAAGACCCCGTGTTTTTGCTAAGGGATCGGTTGATGTCTTCAGATAAAACACACTCCGGCAAAAATTGGAAAGTGTACATGGTGGCCCTCATAATCAAGGCTTTCAACGCTCACCGCAAAGGTAAGGAGATGGGCGTCTTGAGGTGGCGCACTGAGGGATCATGCCCAGAAGGTTTCCCTAGAATTAACGGGGCGGCAAAACAATGAAAATATCAGACATCACTGTTGGTGAACGAGCCAGAACGTCTGCCGGATGGTTGGACGACTTGCAGCGCAGCATTGAGCAGGTTGGCGTATTGCAGCCGATAGGCGTTACGCCTGAAAACGAGTTGATATTCGGACACCGCCGGGTGATGGCCTGCCAGGCGCTTGGTATGGAAGACATACCGGCGCGTATTCTGGACATCAACCCCGACGACCCGGCTCACGTACTGCGCATGGAGCAAGCCGAGAACAACATCCGTAAGGATTTCACGGCCAGCGAGCGGGTAGAGATTGCACGGCGGATTGAGGTGGCGCTGGCGGGGAGACAGGGCGAGCGTAGCGACCTTTCAACCTGTGCAAACATTTGCACAAGTGACGTGGGGGAAAAGACCCGCGACATAGCCGCCAAGTCAGTAGGCTGGTCAGGGGAAACCTATCGCAAAGCCAAAAAGGTCATTGAATCTGGTGATGAAGAGCTAAAAGAATCGGTCGATAGTGGCGAAATGTCAGTCAATAGGGCTTATAAGCAAGCAACCCAAAAAACTACACCGAAAACTATCACGGTTCGATTGGCTTACTCAATAGCCGAGGATGCGTCCAGCATAATCACGCGCGCCGGTGGTGACTACGCCACCAAGCTGGCACTTGAAATACTTAAACGCGAGGGACACGAGGTACACCATGACCAACACTAGAAAACAAATGCGCGTAACCATTCCCGCCGACCAAGTGGCCGCATTCAAACGGGCCAAAGAACGAGCAGAAAAGGAGGCAATGATCACGCTCACAGATACCCAATACGCCAGCCGACTTATCCAGTGGGCGATTAAAGACTAAACCCCGCATTTCCGCTATACTAGCCCGTAACACTCAGTTGCGGGCTTTTTTATGGCCATCCCAAGATTCAACAGAACCTACACACTAGAAATCGACATAGGCGAACGCACCGAAATCATTCGGCCACCTATGCGCATCAGCTTTGAAGCCGACAAGTCAATCAGTGGCGGGCTGAACAAGTGCCGGATTCAGCTGTACAACATCGAAGAGCGCAAGCGCCTGGCGTTGGCAAAGGATGCTGAGCAGCAGGGCAAGCGCATCCCAATACGTCTGTCGTGTGGCTATCAGGACAGGCAAGAACTGATATTCAAAGGAACGATATTTACCGGCGGCACCGAGCGCCAGGGGGCGGATCTTGTCACTACTATAGAGTCTCAAGATGGCGGATTCGATTTTACCAACAGCTTCACCAGCCGGACGGTTGAAGGTGGCAAGAGGGCTGTTGATTCAGTGCGGCAGGATATGCCCAATACCGACGAGGGCAAGATTACCGAGCGGCCTATACTGACGCGCCCAAAGGTTCTGGTGGGCAACAGTGCACAACTAATAGATGAAATGGTTGGCCCAGGCGAAACCTGGTATATCGAAGACGAGCGACTCTACATCATCAAAGACAACGAGGTAACGAGCCGGTTTATTCCAGTCGTTAGCGCAGCCACCGGACTGATAAGCACACCGACGCGCAGCAGCCAGCAGGTGACGTTCCAGACGCTTATTAACCCAACCGTGAAGATCGGGCGGCGCGTCAAGCTAGAGAGCACAACAGCACCGTATATGGACGGTGTTTATCGCATTGAAACAATCACGTACAGCGGCGATAATTACGGTGACGCCTGGAGCCAAACGTGTACCGGAAGGCTAGGAGCAGGGACGGTAGTGCTATGAACGAAAAACGAGAGCTAGT